GAAACTTAAGAAATTCAATAAGTCTTGCTGTCCAAAACTTGTTGATGATCTTACTCTAGATTATGGCTGCAAAGTCAAATCCAAGAGAAAAGTTTTCAAATATGAGAAGAAAAGATCTTCTAAGCACAAACGTTTCCAAAAACGTTATGTAAAGAAATCTTTTAAACCAAGTAAGTTTGCTAGGAAACCCTCTAAGAATCCTAGTAAAGAGAAATTCTGCCCTAAGGGTAAGAAAAACTGCAGATGTTGGATCTGTAGTGAAGAAGGACACTATGCCAATGAGTGCCCAAACAAAGAGAACAACAAGAAACAATTCAAAATGTTTCAAGAAGTTCTATCTCAAGGCTTAGTACCTATTGAGGAACCTTATGAGCATGAACACCATGTTTTTGAGTTCTTTGAAGAACCCCCAGATTCAGATGGAACAACTGAGTATTCATCTTCAGAATCATCAGGTTCAGATTCAGAATAATTCTGAGATGAATTATCTGAATTCTACTAATCCTAATTCGATTTATGTCAAGGGAATTCTCAAATTCTCTGGGTATAAACAATTGGAACTTCATTGTTTTGTTGACACAGGTGCAAGTATGTGTGTTGCAAGCAAGCACGTAATTCCAGAAGAGCACTGGGAAAACAGTTCTAGACACATCTCTGTCAAGACTGCTAATGGTTTGGTAACCCTCACAAAGGTTTGCAAAAACATTAAAATAATGCTTGCAGGAGAATTATTTCATATTCCTACTATTTACCAGCAGGAAGTTGAAATAGATCTCATCCTTGGTAATAATATCTTACAATTGCATGAGCCTTTTGTGCAATTCACAGATAGAATTATCATTCACAAAGATGGTGAACCAGTTACCATTGGTAAAGTCTTCAAGGCTTATTATCATGGTAAACCAGGTTATTTAGAATCTATGAAGAAGAATTCTAAAAAACCAGTACCATCACCACTAAATATTACTCCGGTAAAAATTGAAGAACAAGAGACACTTAGACTTCAACTTTTAAGGAGGGGGAGGGAAATAGTAACTCAAAAACTATTTTCAATCCAACAGGATCATCTAAGTAAAATCCATAAATTACTAGATAGAGTTTGTTCAGAAAATCCTATTGACCCTGAAAAGTCAAAACGATGGATGACTGCATCAATCAAACTCAAAGATCCAGATACAATTGTTAAAGTTAAACCTATGCAGTATAATCCAGATGACCGCATGGAGTTTAGCAAACAAATCAAGGAATTACTTGATCTTAAGATCATTATTCCAAGCAAGTCACCACACCAGTCTCCTGCATTCTTAGTTGAGAATGAAGCTGAGAGACGAAGAGGAAAGAAACGAATGGTTGTTAATTATAAGAAAATTAATGAAGCAACCATCGGTGATAGTCACAATCTTCCTAATAAGGATGAGCTTCTCACTCTTATTAGAGGAAAGACAATATACAGTTCTTTTGACTGTAAGTCGGGTTTCTGGCAAGTCTTTCTAGATCAAGAGTCACAACTCTTAACTGCGTTTACATGTCCCTCGGGTCATTACCAGTGGAGAGTTGTTCCCTTTGGTTTGAAACAGGCACCATCAATCTTCCAAAGACATATGCAAAATGCCTTTAGAAGTTTTGAAAAGTTTTGTTGCGTCTACGTTGATGACATTCTTGTCTTTAGCGACAACGAACAAGATCATCACAGGCACGTTATGGCTTTGCTACAACGATGCAATCAGCTGGGAATAATACTTTCTAAGAAGAAAGCACAGTTATTCCAAGAGAAGATCAATTTTCTAGGTTTAGAAATAGATCAAGGGTCTCATAAACCCCAGAATCATATCCTGGAACACATTCATAAGTTTCCAGATAAGATTGAAGATAAGAAGCAACTTCAAAGATTTCTTGGAATCTTGACTTATGCTTCAGATTACATTCCTAAACTTGCTGAAATAAGGAAGCCCTTACAAAGCAAGCTTAAGAAAGATGTCCCTTGGACATGGACTCATGATGATGTAAATTACATGAGCAAAATTAAAAAGAATTTGAAAAGTTTTCCAACTCTTTATCACCCTAAATTAACAGATACATTAATCATCGAGACTGATGCTTCTGGTAGTTTCTGGGGTGGAATTCTTAAAGCAAGAACAGAAAATTCAGATTCTGAATTAATATGTAGATATACATCTGGTTCATTCAAAGCAGCTGAATTAAACTATCATTCCAATGAAAAGGAAATTCTGGCTGTTATGAATACAATTAAGAAATTTACTGGTTATCTTACACCTGTAAAATTCTTAATACGAACAGATAATAAGAATTTTACCCATTTTCTTAAAATTAACCTTAAAGGTGATTATAAGCAGGGTAGATTAGTAAGATGGCAAATGTGGTTTTCAAGATATGTTTTTGAAGTCGAACATTTGTCAGGAGACAAAAATGTATTTGCAGATTTCCTAACCCGTGAATTTCATTATTGATTTCAGGTCTGCACTTACTAAAGGGTTATCCCAACTAAGAACCCTAACCGGTTCAATAGAGAGTTACACTCTCAGGGACGATTTGTCCTCTCTTTTGCAGGAACATTAACCATGGAGTCCTCTGAAAGCTTAAAGCTTAAGATAGCTATCATGGAACAAGAACTCAAACTCATGAAAATGAGATTAGAGTACAACCTGTTGGTTGAACAAAAGAGTAGCATCACTCTTGACTCACAGTCACCAAATGAGCAGGCTGGTATTTTGCCTAAAAATACAATAGTGTCTTCATCGACACAACAAAAGGATAAAACTATTCCTTCTACCAATCCTGGTAAACAAATAGTTTCTAGTCCGGAGCAAACGGCTACCGGTAAAGACAAGTCAAATCCGTTGACGGCTGAGGCTTTGCCCAAAAGCTTGAACCAGACTCAATCCTCACGATTGATTTCTGAAACGGTCAACCTTAGACCAAACCAAGGATTAAAGATTGAAAGGATTCATGATGATGAATTTCAAACCCCTAAGCCAAACACTAAAGCCCAGCATTACTATTATGTTGTTTTTAATGGTGCTAATGCAGGTATTTACGAAGACTGGGAGACAGCTAAAACTGCGGTTAATGGTGTCCCCAACGTCAAGCACAAGAAGTATCGATCACTTCTTGAGGCCACTACAGCAGCTAAGCTTTTTGCTAAGGATAATTTCTGTGCAGAAGCTAAGTTAATCAACAGTTCTGATTGCTTGAAGCCTAACACATTCTGTGAAGCACTCAAGCAAGGCAAGAAGACCAAGGTGTCACTTGGAAGACCAGTACAACAATCTATTGTTCAAAAATCTTCCAATGATCAAGATCAAGAAGAACCATTATGTGCTCGTGGATTCGAGTATTGGTATCTAGAAGGCAGAAGAGCCTCCGAATCAAAGTTGATTGAAGAAAGATTCTTCACAACAGATAATGCAAACGTTAGTTATTTCAACTTTCTCAAGAATTCTCATCCCGATCAGGTGTATGAAGCATTCAGATATGGGTTAGTTCGAATGATCTATCCGAGCAACAACTTGCAAGAATTAAAATCCTTTCCAAAGGGTTTTGTTAATGCCATCAAGAAGTTCAGAATCAAGACTTCCAAAGATTCTGGCAAAACGGACAGAGACGTGTTCGTAAAGGTTCTAAGTTCTATACCAGCTTTTGATGAATCTGGTGTTATGTTACATGAACCTCACCACGTGATCCAGATTGGGTTCTCGAAAGGTGAAAAATACAGCCCTTCTAAGGTTATGCCTTCCAGGGTTGAAAAGAAAGATTTCCCTGAACTGGCCAAGGTCAAGTTTAGCAATCTTTTAGACAAAGTCTATGATTTCCAAGACGAAGATCGTATTTTCGTAAATTATACGGATTCTCGAATACTACTCTTCTCAAAGGGATCAAAACCAATTGGAAAAGAAGATATACGATGTATACTACAATTCCAACAACAGGTCACAAGACAGGATATCTTCAAGATGCATTTTGAAGATATTTGTTCTATGATTAAAAACAAGGTAGGACCCGCACACTGCTGTCCACTTTGTAAAGCAACGGACGCCATTAAAAGGAGCTTAATGGTAGACCCCACGATAACGACATCCACCAGCTCCACTCGCGACGAATCTTTTAAAGTTGATGGTCCCGTCTTTTTACCAGCCGGTCCCATTGATTTCTTGGAAGAGGAGTAAAGGCGCACTAAGGAAAAGATAAAGGAGATTCGTTCTACTTTTCTTTTCGTCCACTCAAATTTCAATAATGTAAAAGTTAGTGACATTTGACGTCAGGGATGACGCACAATCCCACTTATCCAGATCCTTCCTTGCCTATATAAGGAAGTTCAATTCATTTGTTTTAGACATCGAATACTCACCCACCTCTCTCTCTCTAAGTTTGTATCTCTCTAGCTATGAGCGAGTAAAACCCATTCTTGGGGATGAAAGCCTAAACCTCTGTAATATGTTTGTAAGCAATAAAATATAGTTTTGGTATCCCCTCCTCTATCATATTTGCTCTTATGTCTAGTCAACAATTGTTCTGAATAGCGCGCCGTCTGATACCGAAGAAGTACCGCCGAGGCAGGAGGCCGTTAGGGAAGAAGTAGGTGACAAAGCGTTGGGCAGATTGACGACGACAACAGAGAAATAGTGTAAGTTGAAGGTATAGATACAAAACGTATATTTGAGCTTATAAACAGAAAATATTACATGTTAAAAGGTTTTTCATCTCTAAGAACACAAAAATATAAATTTTTACAATTTATAAACAAAAACTTATGTTTTTATAAGCATAAACCAATGATTTTTATCATATCAAGGATTATTTCCAATCAACTAATAGACTCAGTTCATTACTTTTGTCTAAATTAAAGGTTTTTAACCTGTATCCGCAATTTGGTATCAGAGCCATGAATACAGTTTCTGTAGACCATGACTCAGGTTCTGAAGAACAAGCACAAATCACTTTCAATGAAAGTTCTAAGGGATTTGATGCCAGTTTGTTAATCAAACAATCTGTTTTATCTAGGATTAATAAAACTAATCTTAGCTTAAACAAAAATGATGTTTTCAAAATACCTAGCTTAGGCTTTTTGAAACGTAAAAACGAAGTATACTATTATGTTAGCACGAAAGAGATTCATGTTGACATAAAGGATACAAAAGGTACTGTCTACTTGCCCTTTATTACTAAAGAGGAAGTAAACACTAACCTACAAAAGATTAAATCTGAAGTTAGATCTAAAATCTCAACTGTTCATCTTGGAGCAATTAAGGTTTTAATTAAAGCTTCATTTCAAGCAGGTATCGATAGTCCAATTAAAATGGCAATTATCGATAACAGGATTAATGATCGAAAAGATTGCATCCTAGGTGCTGCTAGAGGCAATCTTTGCTATCAAAAATTCATGTTTACTGTTTATCCCAAATTTGAGATAAGCATAAACACCAAGAACTTAGATCAAGTTCTATCCTTCATTCATCATTTTGAACGTGAAAACTTGATGAATTCAGGAGACAAAGTATTCTCATTAACATATGTTGTGGGATACGCTTTGAGCAATAGTGTCCATTCTATTGACTACAAACACAAAGAATACATTGAGATAGATCAAGTATTCTCCGACATAGGTCATGTTGAAGAGAAGCAATTCTCTGATATATCTCCCATAGAGGACACCTGGGCTCTTGATATAGCCCAGAACAAAGGACGACTGGGTCAAGGCCCAATTAGATCCATAAGAGGAAATACCATGCATATTGGTAGTACCTCTAGACCAAAAGATATATCCCTAGTAGATATATCAAAACAAATTGATGAATTTGGTAAAACCTTAAAGACTCTTTCTGAGACTTAAAATGGTTCCACCAAATACCAATGAGGCCACCCAGATGCCTCACATCTACAAAAAGGGTAGAATCCTTAAGTTTAAGAAATTAAATGAAGGGATAGACAGGACAAATAGGAAATACCTATTTAGTTCCCATGGTTCAGGGATTCAAACAGTGGTTAACCATTGTAACAATCTCAACCAAGTGGTTGCAAGGAATTTCTTGCAATTAGCAAAATTATTGAGTTATTTTGGACTCAGTAAAGATCCTAGTGAAGATTATTCTAAAGACCCTAGTGTTTTTAAAAGATTCTTCAACGACTTACCATCCACTTCTTTTAAGAAGGGGGGAGATAAGAAGGATAAAAACGAAATTCTCGAAAAACTCACGAGTTTAATAGAGAAACAAGGAACTAAATTGAAAGATTTAGAATCCAAAATTGACAATCTTGTCAAAAACGATGCATCTAAAGATGACATCAAAGACCTAAGAATAGATGTTAGAAGACGCCTAGATTCCATAGACGAAAGTCTTAAGAAGATTATAGGATGAGTCTAGCAGAGATTCAAAAGGCCATTGACCAGGTCAAAAGATTGGCTGAACAAATAGAAAAACTACTTGAAAGTAGCAAAACTATTGTTGAAGCCTCTTCTGCAAAGGTCATACAAGATATTACTTCTAAATTAGAAGAATGTCATTGTAACAAAGAGATTCTGGATGCTCTTAAGAGTCACGACTCAAAAGAAAAACCAGAGACTCAAATTGTCAATAGTGATAAGAGTCCTAGTACACCTAGCACCTCTTCACTTCAGAAATACAGCTTTCCAAATGATTATGTTGGAAATGCAGAATTAGGTTCATCTGGAAATCCAAACGCCATTGTTTTTCCAAGAAGATGATAAATTATTACGAGAACGTCGAGAAGTTCTTCTGGGATAACTGGGAGAATGATGATCTCAAGGTTAATGATGATAACGTTGATCTCCTTGATCAAGCCATCACATTAATGGAACTAAATGATGAGGTTCGTGCAAACCAAATCATAGAGCAAAGTGATTACCTTAGATCCATGTTTGGCCCCAAACAAGAATCTATTTTAATCATAGAAGAACAATCTGAACCCTCTGATTGGGAATCAGACATTGGAAGTTTCAACTCAGAAACAACTAATGATTTTGTTCAAAGAGACGCCCAACCTAGATTTAGGATGAATCCAAATTCAGAAGTCAAAACTGAATTAGATGATATTCCAGAATCATCCAGGGATGGTGCAACAAGGAATAAAAGGCCTAGGAACATCTTTAATGAAGCTCCTAAACCTAACCACGGTGCTTTTGGTATCTTTACTCTCAATCTTGATTGTAATAAAGATCGAAAAAGAGACATATCAGTCTGGCTTAATGAGATTAGTCTCCTTATTCAGACTCAACCAGAGGCTTTTGACACACCAGAGAAGGTTTTACTTCTCGCTGAGCACAAGTCTAGTGGTAATCTCAATAGATACTTGAAGAATGTATCTTGGAGAACACAAGGGATCACGCCTGTTAATACCCTTAATATCATCGCACAAGCGGTTTATTTGGCTTTTCTTGGTCTAGACTATGTCGAAGATGGAAAGAAAGAAGCCAAAGATATTAAAAACAAGGCTGAAGAAAGGATGACTAAGATGACACTCTGTGACATCTGTTATCTCGAATCCTTCTATTGTGACTACGAGAAGTCTTTCTACGAGTTACAAGAGGTAGACGAAACCCTTAAGTACATTCAACTGTACCTTAGGAAAATTCCCATTGTTGGAGAAATAGCAAGGACTAGATACGAAGCTGAGAGCAATTCTTATACTAAGCAGAGTCTAGCCTATGCACATAGATTGGTCAAAGAAGAGATCACAAAGATTTGTAGTCTCTCTAAGACACAAAAGAAACTTAAGAAATTCAATAAGTCTTGCTGTCCAAAACTTGTTGATGATCTTACTCTAGATTATGGCTGCAAAGTCAAATCCAAGAGAAAAGTTTTCAAATATGAGAAGAAAAGATCTTCTAA